TCAAGTATTTGTCTTTGGTTTTCTACTTCATACTCTGGTTTAGGTTCAGGTATATAGTTACTTATCTTTGCCATAACATCTAAGCTAACTCACCTGTAGATCTAGTTCCATATGTTTCAATTGCTTTATCTATTTGTTCTTGTTCAAATGGAGTTAAAAGATCATAATCTTTGTCATATAGTTGGTTGCCAACTGCATTTTGAGAATAGTTGCCGGCAAACATATATTTTGGTTCGTTAGGTGTTGGTAAAATATTAGCCCCTGGATCATCAGGAGTTCCATAAGGAAGACCAAAATTAAAAGCTACATTAGAATCCATTATACCTTTATCTGCAGTTCCAAACTCATTTATTAAATTAGTATTAAATTGTGGAGATTGTCCAAACTCATTTATTAAATTAGTATTAAATTGTGGAGATTGCCCAAACTCATTTATTAAACTAGTATTAAATTGTGGAGATTGTCCAAATTCATTATTAATATTAGGTTGAGATGTTACTCCCATTCCTGGAAAAGCATTTATATTAGGTTGCGCTAATTCTTTTATAGTCGTAGTTAAGTCGTTTCTTAAATTACTACCTCTCGCACTATCTACATCTCTCGCAGTGCTAGGCAGGTAACCTTGAGCCAATAATTCATCTATCTTAGCCTGTTGACCTGGAGTAAAATCCACAGTTTTTTTAGTAAAGTTACCAAAACCAATTTGATTAAAACCTCTATCTTTTGCAGCAAATAATTTATCTAATCTATTTTGTTGTCTTTTATCATACATTGCTTTTTCAAATTGTTCTGTACTCATAGGAGTACCATCAGGATTAGTTCTTCCAAGTTTGTCCCCTATAAATTTCATTCCTTTTTTAGAAAAAGCTAAACCAAGACCTGGGATACCCATAGCAAATCCAAGTAGAGACGCTAGTAATCGTCCTATTCCTCCACCTCCTCTTTGAAATGGATTTGGTTTTACATCAGGTGCTTTCTCTGCTGCTGATTGTCTAGCAAGTCTGTTTAATTCTATTCTTCTATTATCTCTATCTGCTTGATCTTGACCTTCTTTTTGTCTTCTGTCTACAGTTTTATTAGCTCTTGACGCAGTGTTAGTTCCCATCTGTCTATCAAAACTTTTTGAAAAAGAAGTAGTAGAAGCATCTGCTCCTCCACCTTGAAAATTTTTTCTACTAGTTATTCTTTTATCTATCATTATCTTCTGCCGTCTGGTTGCGCATCAACTCTAAGTGTACCATATCTCCATGACTCACCTACAGCGTCATTTGAAATTTTAAGAGATACTAATCTACCTCTTGCTCTAGTATCTACTTTATCAGTAGAGTTTGTAATTGTAAAGGGTCCAAGTGGTGAACTAACCGCTGTATCATCAGGGTAAGAACTTACAAATAATGTAACTGTAGCGTCTCCTCGTAAATATTTAAAATCGGGTATAAATCTCTTGACTGACATAAAGAACTCTCCATCTCCTCTATAATCAACGACTCCTGTTGCCTGACCCAATGCGCTTTTACGAGAGGTAATATCATAGTCTCCCGATTGAATAAATGCATCAATAGAAGTTCTACCTGAACTGTTTACTTGGTCATCGCCTACTTCATGAGCATAATATATAGAAGCTCCGTACTTGTTAGTTATACCAGATATTGCAGAGAATGCCGGAGTTGCACTATCATCATAATCTGTGGCATAAGGCACTTGAAAGACACCTTGATCTTGATAAGTTGTTCTATCTAATGATGAAGTTGTAAATACATTTTCAGAATAGTTATAAGTAACACATCTATCAATTTGAGTTGACCCTGCTTTAGGATAAAACCAATTTATTTCTGTATATAAAGAATTAGGCGCAGAATAAATAACGTCTGCCGCATCATAATTTAATCCTAAATTATCTCCATCAGTTGAGTATACAAAATCTTCTACGAGACATGGTAAAGATTTAACTGTACCATCATATACAAAAAAACCACCTTCACCTGACATCCACCAGACAGCTCCATTTGCATATGACATTGCATGTTGACCAATACATCCACAGTTAGTACCTACTTGTCTAACAGAAAAAGTAAATGGTGGACCAACAAATTGAATTACATAAGCAGATAAATCAGTTGTTACAAAAATATAATCTTTACCTTGTATGGCTGCTCTAATTTCGTTACCTGTATCTAGTCTAAAGCTACCTGCAGTGTTGGTTGCAGTTGGTGCATAGGTATTTAAATCTTCTTGATTAGAAAATCTTACAAACATTGGGTCTTGTGTTGAAGCATCACCTATGGTTGTTTCAGTTCCAAGGTGAAATAAATGTCTGTCTCTATCAGACACTATAGAAATTCTTGTGGCTGTTGGATTGTTAGTTGTATTAAAATTAGTTGTAGATTGTGATGCTCTTATATCTCTTGGTCCAGCTGCCCCTGCATTCCAAGTAAATGTTCGACCATCAAATATAGTTGCAACTAATACTTCTCCAAAATTATCAAGACTCCAGTTTCCTGGTACCAGAACCACATTACTTGTAGATCGTTCAGTGCCCCAAGTAGAATTGCCCCAAAGATACGTGCCCCAACCATAACCAACTGTTTGAGTTGTTGGTCCAACTATAATATAAGGATTAATTGTAGCTCCCCCTGTTCCAGATGTAGCACCAGCAACAGCTGCAATTGGAGTTTGAATAGTAAAAGTATTATCAGTAGGCACGGTTAATATTTCAAAAGCACCTTCAGTAAAAGTAGTTGAACTTGTGAATCCATTAGGAGTTACGACACCTGTAAAGGTAATATATCTTCCTACAGCTAATCCATGTGATCCTTTATTAACAGTAACAGTGCTAGAGCCTTCAACAGTATCAAATGTTGCTCCAGTAATTGCTGTATCTAAAGGAGTAATGTCATAAAATGCTTCTCCATAATATAAAAATAAACCTTGAGACGTTCCTATAGCTGTATATTTTTCACCTTTAAAACTACTGAAAGCATGTTGTTTTCTAGCAGCACCTGGTAAGGTATGATCAGCGGCTGTAAGTTGTTGCCAACCCCCTATTTTTTCAGGTAAGCCATATCTAAATCTTACAAAGTCTCCATCTACCCATTGACCTTCGGCCCCTGATTCCGTGTCTTGTTTATTGTATCCTGGTTTAAAATTGAGTTTCTGTAACATAACCTAAGGATTATATAAGGTTTTAGGGAGGAGATCAACTGCCTTTAATATAGGCAAAATTAAAGTTACCTGCAATACTAATAGAATTATTATGCTGTTCTACGCTATGTTCTAAGAAACTAGGAAATATAATAATCTGATTTTTAGTTAAATTAGGCTTAAAGGTTTGTGTATATAAAGTGGATTCATCAAATATAGATTGAATTAAAAAATGATTAGGAGCGTAAAATATAGTTTGTGATTCTTTTATCTTTTCATAAATTATAAAAGAAAAATTTGATTTAGGGTGAATATGTGTTTCTTGAAAATCTTTGTTTTTATAATAGTTTTTCCATATATTAATTAACTTAATCCGATAAGGTTTATGTATTACCTCGTCCAATAAAGTAGTTATTGTTTTAAATAAATAATCTAAAGATTCTTTTTCAAGGGTATTGTCTAAATTATTTGTAGGATGGCTAGTAGCAACGTTATTCCATTTGTTAGAGATTTTATTTTCTTTAATTTTAATTTTTTGAGCATCTATGTTGCCTACATAAATTTTTGTGGGAAATATATCAAAATTCATTATTTTGGTAGTATTATATTCCAATCTAGTTTAGATATCAAATCGTCTAATAGAACTATTTTTGAAGGTTTATCTTTTAAGTATTGATGAAGTTCTTCTATGTCTACAATAATATATTGATCTTTTAAATCAAATACCATTTTATCAGCTTTGGTTTTAAAAGAACCACCTTTAATATTATTTTTCAATGGTCTTAAATCAAATTTAAATTTTTGATTATGTAAAACTCCCTCTACATCCCATAACTCTTTTTTCTGTTGGTTAGGAGTAGCTTCTTTTATATTTATAAGTAATT